CAGCGGGATAGAGCAGCGGTAGCTCGACTGGCTCATAACCAGTAGGTCGAGGGTTCGATCCCCATCGAAGTGACAAAGGTGCCTTGGCAGACTTGGTGTATGCACTGGACTGAAAATCCAGCTAATGAGGTTCGAATCCTTGAGGCACCACTAAGGCTATGGACGCATAGATCGTAACGGCATTAGCTTCCCGTCTTTCCATAAATCACTCTTCATAATGGGAAGTCCTAATGCACTGAATCGTAAGTCAGGAGTGTTTACCGTGCTCGTTAACGGTAGAATGGGCACTTAGCTCAGTTGGTTAGAGCGGCACCCTGTTAAGGTGAGGGTCGGTAGTTCAAGTCTATCAGGAACCGCAATATGGGTTTTTAATTGCATACTAAAATGACAAAAGACGAAAAGGTAATGGTGAAGCGTGAGCAAGAATGGCAGGCAGAATCTGATGCCGAAACCATGGCACGCTATCAGGAGATTATGGACGACGAGGCCCGTGCGCGTCGTGCTGTTGCTAAAGCTAAGGAAAAGGAGAAGAATCTCCGTCAGCGTGCAGATGCTATGGCCGCAGCTGCTAATCTCAAGGATAAAAAGAAGAAGTAATGAAGAAAATTGCTGCCATACACTTTACTGTGCCCGAACTCATGGCCCATAATGCTGAGGAAGCCATAAGACAAACGCTTGAGTCCCTGGAGAAGTTGAGAGGAGAGAGAGCTGACTGTTTTATGAGGGGTAATGAGTTGGATGCACAGATCACCGAAAAGGAGGCATACCTCAAGAAACTATCCGGATTGTATACTATTGAGTATGAAAAGCCGGAAGTTAAGGAAATGCCCAAGGGTGAATGTTTCATGGTCGTAGAATCTAACGGAACAGTTCATATTTAACTTTCTACTGGAGTAGCTCAGTTGGCAGAGCGCTTCCCTGATACGGAAGAGGTCGGTGGTTCGATTCCACCCTTCAGCACAACAATAAAAGAAGCATAGCAATGGAAACACTCAAATCAGTCTCTCGAAGAAACCCAAAGAACCTTGTCAATACTTTAAACAAGGAAGGGGTTAAATCCAATCAAATAATTAGTATTGTCGGCTTACCTGGTAAATACACTGCGTTCTATGTCCAAGAAACTAAGTAAACAGGATTATGATAATGAGCCGGTACACTACTGCTCAAACTGCTTATCGCTAAGAATACTTAGCATGGGCGGTTATGATTTTTGTGATGTATGTGGATGTACTGACATACAGAGCACCAACATCGTATTATGGCTCGCCATGAGGAGGTCGAGAGAATATAATGCAAAACAAACCAAATCAAAATAATTTCATTATGGCTAAAGATGAGAAGAAGACCCTTGCACCGCAGGGCAGGCAGCAGAAGAAGCTGTCTTATGAAGGGCTTAACCAAGTAGCAGGTCAGTTGCAGGAGCAGAACCGCCTCCTCCACCAGCGTTGTGGTGAGTTGATCAATGAGATCAACAAGCGTGATGCCGCCAACCTGTTCAAGCGCATGGATTACCTGTTTAAGGTTCTCGACCATGCTGACAAGTTCCCAGCAGATTTCGTTACCTCTTGCTCGGAGGAGATCATCACTCATATGACTATCCCCGCTGAGGAGGAGCAGAACCCTCAAGAGCCTGAGAAGAAGGATGAATAAGCCCAACAGTGTAATAAAAATTTCCACTACACTGGACTCATTCTTCGAGACTTGGCTCATCTTATTGAATCCATACCATCATCTCACCCCTACTCAGATGAAGGTAGCAGCTCAGTTTCTGAAGCTCCGCTACGAGTTGAGTAAAGTGATTACTGATAATGGTATTCTCGATGAGTATCTCAAGACAGAGGAAAGCCACAGGAAGGTTAGGGAGGCATGTAAAGTGTCTCCCCAGCACTTCCAGGTTATCATGGGTGATTTAAGACGAAACAAATTCTTCATTGACAAGAACATTAATCCTCGGTATATTCCTAAACTGGAAGACAAACCGAAGGAGTTCTCTCTGTTATTTTACTTTGCCTTTGAAAAATGACACCTCAGCAACGCTATAAAGAAATAATTGAGGAGGTAGCAAAGAAGCTTAATTTACCCGCAGATGTAGTAGAGAAGACTCACAAGGCATATTGGAGATTCGTGCGTGAATCCATTGCCAAGTTACCTCTGAAAGAAGAACTTTCCGAAGAGGAATTTAATCAGTTACGCACAAGTATTAACATCCCTTCCCTTGGAAAATTCCATTGTGACTACGATAGGTATTTGAGGGTAAGGAAAAAGTTTGAATATATTAAAAAAATCAAAGAATATGGCAGAAATGATAATCACGAAGATTAAGCCTATGTTCACTACTGTGATCGTCACTCAGGAGAAATATTCTCGTGACGAGGTTCCGTCTTCGGTAATTTTGGACACCAAGAAAATGGCCGGTGCTGTAAAAGAGCATCAGACTGTAATAGCTGTCGGTGACAGCGTGCGTGGTGTTAAAGTAGGGGACATCGTTAAGGTCAATCCTATGAGATACGCTGTTTGGAAAGACAAGCGTAAGAACACGAACTCCGTAGTCAATGGCTTGGAGGAGTACCACAATGAGATTGTGGGATTCAATATCCCTACTGTCGAGCTTGACGGTAAGGAGTACATGAAACTCCAGGAAAATGACATCGAGTATGTTGTCGAGGATTATAGGATGGAGGAGGCAGAGTCTCCGCTTATTCATCCAGCAGGCCCCCGTGTAATTCTTCCGTAATGAAACACGCGTTCCAATTACTGCTCCAGTCTCTTGAAAGAGTGTACCCGAATAAGCACTTTATTCCGAGGTCTTTCACAGAGAATCAACTCATACCAGCATTCAAACGGGTGCTGGTTGAGTTGTATATGGTGGATGAAACTACTATGGAGAAAAAGCTTATTGCTCAGCATAGCAAGACATACCACATGACCACGGACGAGGAAAAGGACGCTGCTTATACTGAAGCATACACGGATGTAATAACCTCTGTATTAAACGCTATCAAAGATGAAACTATTTAGATATGAAGGCTATAGCCTCACCATATCTGAAGAGGCATTTTTGTTAAAGCCCTTCAAGAAGATATGGGTAAGAGACAAATCCCGCAGTAAGGAAAAGGCTCTTATGGAACTTGGGTACATCTATTTCATGGAAGACCCGAGAAGTGATTACATGACCTATACCGACGAGGAGGAAAGGGATAAGCAGATACGCATCGGTGAAGGACTGAAGGCTTCGTGGAAGCCTGATAAGGATGTAATAGAGGCCCGTAAGTTCTATGCTTCATTCAAGTCAACCTCCGCTCTATTGGCTGAAGATATACGCTTTGCCATAGACAAACTTCGTTCTCACATCAGGGAGCTTGATCTGAACGAGACAGACGATAAGGGTAAACCTATTTATGCCCTCAATCAGTATACTGATACTCTGAATAAGATACCTAAGCTCATCCTATCTCTCGATGAGGCGGAGAAGGCTATCAGGCGTGATATTATTCAGAATGAGAAAGTACGAGGTTCTGTTGAAAAAGCAATGTATGAGGACGCATGATCGAGATTCCTGTTAATGAATATCAAACTCCTATTACTGAGGAACTGCTCAGTAATTATCCGGATGAGGTTATAGAGCAACTCTATGACTTCATCAATAATGTTGAGTTTATCAAGAGACTTATCTCTCCGACGCGCCCATTTGCTAAAGACCTTCCCCGCGATGAGAAGGGTAGAATTATTGTAGATATTACCAATCCTCACATTGTGGAGGATATGGATTACTTTAGGCAGCCCGCTATTCATTATATGAAGCACGGCTGCTATACTTTCTTAAAGCCTAATAGCAATCCGCAGTCTGAGTACAGAAAGTATTGGGATGAGGAGATTCGTAGGATTAGGGACGGCTATGTGCGAGAGAGTGATGGTGAGTGGGTAACTGGCTTCTGCTATTGGTTCCTTAACTACAATCCGATGATGGTGAACTTCACTAAGGAGGGTAGTAAAAAGGCCATCCGAAAGGAGAGCTTCCCATTCTTCTTTGAAGGCATATATTGGAGATTTCATTACTTGTGGCAGGCCCGAGAGGAAGGACACCACTGCATAGAATTGGCTAAGCGTGGCGCACATCCCTATTTTGAGAAAGTATATACTCCTTCTGGTATAAAGTCTTGGGGTGAAATAAAGATAGGAGATACTCTATACGGTACCTATAACAATATAACTACAGTTACGGATATACCATTCGATGCTGAAGCCGATACTTATAGGATTACTCTTAGAGATGGGAGAACTGTATACGCTTCTGATGACCACCTGTGGAATGTTATAAGAAATGGTAGAAAATTATTGTTAAATACAAAGTATTTATACGAACATTATTTTGTTAACAGACACGATTCTTATAGGGTACCATCGGGAAAAGAATATATATTTGGTATACCAAAAAATGAAGGTGTAGAATTTAATAGTTCAAATGTACCTATAGATTCTTATACATTAGGTGTATTATTAGGTAACGGATGTTTTAGAAATAAAGGATTCAAAAACCAAGTAGTATTTACATCTAGTATTGAGGATATAGATACATACATAAGTAATATACCTTACCCAATAATAAAGTACACTTCAGGCGAACAAACTTATGCTATGAGGTTTAGCAATCAGTACCTGCATGACTGCGGACTATGGATGTGCAAATCTGAAGATAAGTTCATTCCAAATGAATATAAATACAATTCAAGAGAAATAAGACTTTCTATTCTTCAAGGGCTGCTTGATACTGATGGTAATGTGCATGGTAATGTTCCAAACTTTGATACTATTTCTGAAAAACTTCGTGATGATGTAATGGAGGTAGCCAGAAGCCTTGGATATAATTGCTCTTACATTACCAGAAAAGCAGGATATAATGCAAAAGATGGTTATAAACAATGTAATAATGTTTATACAGTATCTATATATGGAGGAAACGAATTATTCCGACTTGAGAGAAAGAAGTGTAAAATTAACAACTCAAAGATAGAAAGAAGGGCTTTAAGCACTATCATTACTAACATAGAGTATGTAGGTAAACATAAATGTAAATGTGTTACTGTAGACGCTGAAGACTCTTCTTATCTCATTGGGGATTTTATTCAAACACATAATTGTGCAAAGTCATACAGCCTGTCCTCTATAATGACTCATAACTTGGAGCTTGGAGAAAACTCTGAGTCTACCAGGCGTGTTATTACGGTACTAACAGCATATCAGAAGGAGTACCTATCCGACTCCAAGGATGGTACGCTGGCTAAGTTCAAGCCGTCTATTAACTTCATTTGGTCTAACACTCCATTTCCCCGATTAACTCTAAAGAACTCCCCAAATGAAATGGCATGGCAGATGGGTTATAGGGATGATAACGGCATTGAAAAAGGCTCCCTTAACCAAGTGCTTGCCGTGTCGTCAAAAGACGACTCTGAGAAACTCCGTGGTAAGCGTGGTTGGATTCTATTCGAGGAGATGGGTTCGTTTAAGGGCCTGCTTACTCTATATGATATTACTCGTAAATCTGTGGAGGATGGTGACTATACTTTTGCCACCATGTATCTTGTAGGTACAGCCGCAGAGGACGAGTCAGACTTTAGTTCGGCCAAGATCCTTCTCTACAGCCCGAGTGGTTATAACATCAAGGCTCTTGAGAATGTATATGACAAACCTGGTCAAGGCCGTGCAGAATTTGGTTACTTCTTCCCAGCCTATATTAATCGTGCTGGATGCTACAACAAAGACGGTGTGTCTGATGTTGTAAAGGCCCTGCTTGAGATTCTTATGGCTCGTTACAAGGCTAAGTATTCTGCCGATCCTAAGTCTGTACTCCGAGTAATTGCCGAAGACCCCATTACGCCTGCTGAGGCTATTATCAAGGTCAAAGAGGCTTTCTTCCCCGTAGCTCAGTTGAATGAGAGGATTCTACAGCTTGATACTGACCCAAATGCTTATAGCGAGAATCTCATAGGCAATCTTGTTATGCAGCCTGACGGCAAGGTTGTGTTCCGCCCGTCAGATGATGAGCCTATACGTAAGTGGGGTGTAGACAACGACACACCTGGTGCTATTGAAATCTTTGAATTGCCAGAGAAAGACAGAGACGGTAAGATTACTCCAGGTCGATACATTATGGGTACTGACCCCGTAGATAATGATAAGGCCGAGTCTACCTCTCTATTCTCCACATTTGTGTTCGATACCTTTACAGATCGTATCGTTGCTGAGTTTACCGGTCGTAAACCCTTTGCTGATGATAACCACGAGATATGCCTCTTATTGTGTATATTTTACAATGCAAAGATGCTGGCCGAATCCAACAAAAAGGGTTGGTATGCTTTCTTCTCCGGTAGAAGGGCATTGAAGTATCTCGCAGAGACACCTGAGTACCTTCGAGAGACTCAGCTTGTGAAATACGATCCTTTTGGTAGCAATAAGTATGGTGTAAATGCTTCGGCAGCCATTAACAACTATGCAAATAGTATGTTGAGGGATTGGATGCTGAAGACTCAGACTGTGCTCAGTACCGATGGGGATGGTAACGGTGTGGAAACACAAGTACCTAACCTGTATTTCATTAGGAGTAGAGGACTGCTTGATGAGGCAGTAAACTTCAATCCGGCTGTCAATGTCGACCGTATTCGTGCAATGGGTATGGTGATGTTATATAGGCAAGAGAAAATCGTTCTTTATGGTGAAGGTAAGCAGAATGAAAGAGAAGAGCAAGGAGACCCGCTGGCTGATGATCCTTTCTTCAAGAAGAACTATCGTTCAGGAAGATGTAAAACCAGAATGTAAATTTAGCAAATTTACTCCTATAAGGTAACGATTTTCATTATATACTTGCACATTTGCATAAAAAGTAGTAACTTTGCACTCGAATTTTAGAATTATCCGTATATGAACCAAATTACTCAATTCCCTTCACAGAACAAGTCCTTCAAACAGAAGGGCAAAAAATGGCGCAAGGAGTGTGTAGATTGGGGAGCCAATAAGTCATACTTCAACTATTCTCCAGTCCGTAACAGTGTACGGAACATGAAGATCAACCAAGACCTGATCAATGGTCATCTTCACATGGATGATATGGAGTTGATTATCAACCCTACTAATTTGCAGGTAGGGTACATCCCCGATAATATCCAGCATTACCCCATTATCAACAGCAAGCTTAATCTTCTCCAAGGTGAGGAGTCTAAGCGTGTGTTCGACGCTCGCGTGGTTGTAACTAATCCGAACTCTATTTCTGAGATTGAGAATAACAAGCGTGATGCGTTGTTTGCTCGTCTTGAGGAAATGATGAGGGATAATTCCCAATCTGAGGAGGAATTCAACCACGAGCTTGAGAAGGTGGATGAGTTCTTTACCTATGAGTGGCAAGACATTCGTGAGGTAAGGGCCAATGCTGTTTTGTCACATTACTCTTCAGAGCAGAACTTCCCGTACATATTCAATCGTGGCTCTATGGATGCCATGATCTATGGTGAGGAGATTTACCAGGTAGATATTGTTGGTGGTGAACCCGTGCTTGAGAAGCTCAATCCCATGAAGGTGCGTGTCTATCGTAGTGGTTATTCAAACCACATTGAAGATGCCGACATGATTGTGATTGAGGACTTTTGGTCTCCTGGTAAAGTCATCGACTATTACTATGATGCTCTTACTCCTAAGGACATCAAGTATATCGAGGAACTTCCCAATAAGTTAGGAGGTATTACCGACTCTGACGGTAACTACGATGATCGTGCCGGATATGTACGAGCTGACATGGTTACTGACCAATTTGAGGATAGTTTCTATTCAGGCCTCTTTGCTGAGAATGGAGTTACTGATACTCTGATGCCCTATGATACTCTTGGAAACATTCGAGTTATTCGAGTGTATTGGAAGTCCCGCCGAAAGATTAAGAAGGTTAAGTCCTATGATAAATCTACCGGTGAGATTACCTATACCTTCTACAATGAGGATTACATCACCAAGGAGAATGAAGGTGAGGAAGAGCAGGTATTCTGGATCAACGAGGCTTGGGAAGGTACCAAGATTGGTGAGGACATCTATGTAAACATGCGCCCGCGCATCGTTCAGTATAACCGTATGAGCAACCCTTCTCGTTGCCATTTCGGTATCTTCGGCAGTATCTACAATAAGAATGATGACCGTCCGTATTCCCTTGTGGATATGATGAAGCCTTATTCTTATCTGTATGATGCCGTACACTACCGTCTCAATCAGAAGCTTGCTAAGAACTGGGGTAAGATTATTACTCTTGACCTTGCTAAGGTACCTAAGGGGTGGGACATCGAGAAGTGGATGTACTATGCTCAGGTAAACAGTACCGCTGTCATAGACTCGTTCAAGGAAGGCTCTAATGGTCGAATGGCCGGAGGTATGAACAACGCATCTTCGGGTGTAATTGATGCTGAGCTTGGAACATCCATTCAATATGACATCACTCTACTGGAGTTCATCAAGGGTGAGATGGGTGAGGTTGTAGGCATCTCGAAGCAGCGTGAGGGCCAAATCTCCAACCGAGAGACTGTTGGTGGTGTAGAGCGTTCCACTCTACAATCCTCTCACAGTACCGAATGGTTGTTCATCCAGCATGACGATTTGAAGAGGCGTGTGCTTGAAGGCTTTGTTGAAACATTCAAGGCTGCATATCGTGGTAGGAAGAAGAAGTTCCAGTACATTCTTTCTGACGG